GCGTTGCTTGGCTTACCGGTGCTTGCCGATGAGTGAGCCTCGACCAGGGTATGAGCCGTTTGACTGTGCGCCTGCGTTGAAGCTGGAAGGCCATGAGCGGGTCACGCAATTGCGGTTCGAGGGCATTTCGGGGCGGCTAGACCGGATCGAAGGGTTGATCGAGCGGTTGGAGCGGCGGGTGTGGCTGGCGGTTTATGGCGTTGCGGCGGCGGTGCTCGCGGATGTGTTTCTGAATTTTGTTCAGGTGGCGCCATGAAGGAGTTTGGGATGGATTTGGAACGGAAGTTTTGTCGGTTTGATGCAGATGTGACGGTTACGGATGGCACTGTGATCGAAGGCTATGCGTCACGATTTGAGCAGTGTGGTCAAGGAAATGATATCGTTGCAACAGGGGCTTATGGGGCGTCTTTGAAGCGTTTGGCCAAGAGCGGTTGCGCGGTCAAAATGCTTTGGCAGCACGATCCGGCACAGCCCATCGGCATTTGGGATGAGGTGCGCGAAGACGGCACTGGACTTTATGTGAAAGGTCGATTGCTAGAGACCGTCGCACGCGGTCGGGAAGCGGCGGCGCTGGTGGCGGCGGGGGCGATTGACGGGTTGTCGATCGGCTATCGCACCAAAGCGGCGACGAAGGACAAGCAGGGCCGCAGGGTTCTGACGGAACTGGAGCTGTGGGAGGTGTCGCTGGTGACCTTCCCGATGCTGCCCAGTGCGCGGGTGGCCGCCAAGGGGGAAACCCCTGTGGAGGCGGATCTGCGGAAGATGGCACGCCTGATCGAAGAGGCGCGCCGGGACTTGGTGGACGGCTAGGGCCACCCTTCAGAGATGGGAAAATCGGGATGAGTGAGACCGGGACAACGTCGCGGAGCGGGGAAGATCTGTCTCCGTTCACCCAAGTGGGTGCCGCGTTGGCAGGGCTGGTTGGCGATATGCGCCGACAGCGCGACGACTTCGACAAAAAGCTACAGGAACAGGAAGAACGAATGACCAAGATCGACAAGAAGACAGCATTTACGGCGCGCCCGGCGCTGGCGGGCGGCGTGCGCAGCGATGATCTGCATTATCAGGCCTTTGATGCCTATTTGCGGACTGGCGATGATGACGCGCTGCGCGGGTTGGAAATGGACGTGAAATCCATGTCCACCAATGTGAACGGCGATGGTGGGTTTCTGATCGACCCGGTGACGTCGGAGACCATTCAAGGCGTTTTGCAGGGCAGCGCTTCGCTGCGAGCGGTGGCGTCGGTCGTGAATGTGGAGGCGTCAAGTTATGACGTGCTGATCGACCGTGGTGATACGGGTGCGGGTTGGGCGGATGAGATCAGCGCACGGTCGGAGACCGGGACGCCCACCATCGACCGTATCTCGATCAAACTTTATGAGCTGAGTGCGATGCCCAAGGCCAGCCAACGTTTGCTGGACGACACGGCGTTCGACATCGAAACTTGGCTTGGGGGCAAGATTGCCGACACGTTCAGCCGCGCGGAAGCCGGCGCATTCATTACGGGTGATGGCAGCGATAAGCCGCGTGGGATTCTGAACCACGGGGCGGTGGACAATGACGTGTGGGTCTGGGGTAACCTTGGCTATGTGCCGACTGGAGTGGATGCATCCATCGGCAATGGTGATGCGCTGATCGAGCTGGTCTATGCGCTGGGAGCGGAATACCGCGCCAATGCGACCTTCGTGATGAACTCCAAGACGGCGGGCACGTTGCGCAAGCTGAAGGATGCGGATGGCCGCCATCTGTGGTCGGACGGGTTCACCAGTGGAGAGCCTGCGCGTCTGCTGGGCTATCCGGTGCTGATTGCCGAGGACATGCCGGACATTGCGTCGAACGCGGATGCGATTGCGTTCGGTGACTTCCGCGCGGGTTACACGATTGCCGAACGTCCCGATCTGCGGGTGCTGCGTGATCCGTTCAGCGCCAAGCCGCATGTTCTATTCTACGCGACCAAGCGTGTGGGCGGTGATGTGAGCGATTTCGCTGCAATCAAGCTGCTGCGCTTCGCCACTGCCTAAGCGGTGATGCGGACATGGGGAGGGCGGTGCGGGCTGTTCTCCTCATGGGGCGCGCGCCGGTGTGCCGGCGTTGTCTAGCCGCTCCCTCCGTCCGAGCAGCGGCGGCGGCGCGCGTCCGACAACTTACCGGCCTCTGAACGAGGGACAGGTTTGCGGAGAACACGAGATGTATTTGATTGAAGAGAGCCAGATACCGGATGCCGCTTTGCCGGTGGCGCGGTTGCGTGACCATCTGCGGATGGGCAGCGGTTTCGTTGAGGACGGGCTTCAGGACGAGCTGTTGGGCGGGTTTCTGCGGGCGGCGATGGCGGCGGTCGAGGCGCGAACGGGCAAAGCGCTTTTGGTGCGCGATTTTCTGTGCAGCCTTCATCGTTGGCGGGATGTGACAGGCCAAGTTTTGCTGATTGCCCCTGTGCGAGCAGTGACGCAGATCGCTTTGGTCGATGCGTTTGGCGCTGGGACTGTGGTGGATGCGGCGCGCTATGCGCTCGTGGCGGATGGCGATGCGCCGAAGGTGGTGCCGATGGGGCAGTGTCTGCCCGCTATCCCAGAGCATGGGAGCGCGGAGTTGCGGTTTCAGGCAGGGATGGCTGAGGCGTTTGGCGATCTGCCTGCCGATCTGGCGCAGGCAGTGATGCTGCTGGCGGGACATTATTACGAATATCGGGACGAGACTTCACTGGGACAGGGCTGCATGCCGTTCGGCGTGACCAGCCTGATTGCGCGCTATCGTCCGGTGCGGCTGGGGTTTGGCGCATGAGCGGGCCGAGGTTGACATCGAAACTGGTGTTGGAGCGGCTGGAGGCGGTGCCTGACGGTGCTGGCGGGATGCATGAAAGCTGGATCGCGCTGGGGGTGCTGTGGGGTGAGGTAAAGCCACGGTCCGGGCGCGAAACGATTGGTGAAACCGGGCAGGTGTCGGTGACCGGGTTTCGGATCACGGTGCGCGGTTCGGCGCAAGGCCATTCGGCGCGGCCTTTGCCCGAGCAGCGGTTCCGCGATGGTGCGCGGGTGTTTCGGATCAATTCGGTGACCGAAGCCGATCCCGGTGGGCGGTTCCTGCTGTGCCTCAGCGACGAGGAGGTTGCGACATGAGCTATGCGGTGGCGGCGGCGTTGCAGGGGGCTGTGTACCAGTGCTTGCAGAACGATCCGGGGCTTTCGGTCTTGGTCGGTGACCGGGTGTATGATGCGGTGCCGAAGGGACGGTTGCCGGACCTGTATGTGGCGTTGGGTCCAGAGCGGGCGGTTGATGCCAGCGACAAGACCGGGCGCGGGGCGTGGCATGAATTCGTGGTGTCTGTGATCTCGGACGATGCGGGGTTCCAGACGGCCAAAGAGGTGTCGGCGGCGGTGTGTGATGCGCTGATTGATGTCGGCTTGGCGTTGGAACGGGGCCGGTTGGTAGCGCTGAACTTCAAGCGGGCGGTGGCGCAGCGCGAGAAGGCGGGACGGCGCAGGAGCGATCTGACCTTCCGGGCGCGGGTCGAGGATGACGCCTGAGGGCGTTTCGGATTTCAGAGACAGTTTCCAGACAGGGAGTGTGGGCGATGGGTGCTCAGAACGGGAAAGACCTTTTGATCAAGGTCGATGTGGATGGCAGCGGCACGTTTGAGACTTTGGCGGGCCTTCGGGCGACGCGGATCAGTTTTAACGCGGAGGCGGTGGATGTGACGTCGCTTGAGAGTGATGGCGGGTGGCGCGAGTTGCTGGCGGGCGCTGGGGTGCGAAGTGTCGCGATCTCGGGTGCGGGGGTGTTCAAGGATGCCAGTACGGATGAACGCGCGCGGCAAATCTTTTTCGACAGCCAGACACCTGCGTTTCAAGTGATTATCCCCGATTTCGGCGTTGTGCAGGCGCCGTTTCAGGTGACTGGGTTGGAATATGCCGGGTCGCATAACGGCGAGGCGACATATGAGCTTTCGCTGGCCTCGGCCGGTTTTGTGGCGTTCACGGCGGCGGTGTGACGATGGCGAACCCCTGGCGCGGTGAGGTGACGCTGGTGATCAACGGGGAGCCGCATGTGTTGCGGCTGACGCTGGGGGCGCTGGCGGAACTGGAGGCTGACCTCAAGGCAGACACGCTGGTTGATCTGGTGTCACGTTTCGAAGGTGGCGGGTGCTCCAGCCGGGATGTGCTGGCGCTGATCGTGGCCGGATTGCGCGGCGGGGGCTGGCGTGGGACCGCGGCCGATTTGCTGACGGCGGAGATCGAGGGCGGGCCACTGGCGGCGGCGCGGGGGGCGGCGGAGTTGTTGGC